GCCCCGCAGCCCGTGACGGACACCGACACGCAGGTCAACACCCACGCCGACACGATGACCGGCACGGCCGACACGCCCCCGGTACACCCCGTCACGCTCGCCGACCTCGCCGCCGTCGCAAGCGTCCCGACCCCCGTGCCGGGCGAGCCCCTCACCGACGAGCAACTCGACGTCGTCCTGCGCTACCTGCGCTACACCGACGACCCGCCCCGCTCCTACCGACAGGCCCGCAGCGACTTCCGCGACCGTGGGTTCGTCGGAAGCGAGGAGCGCGTCCGCCGTGTGTGGGCCGACCTGCTGACGAATGAAGAGACGCCCGTCAGCGAGTGACCAGCGTCCGGCACCACCAGTGAAGGCCAGCACCATCTGGGTCTGGCCCTTGCTGCGACTGCCGGACGCAGTCACCCCAGGGACGGCGAGTGACCGGCGAGCAGACCTCGTGCAGACCCGGCGAGCAGACCCGACCTGCTTCATCCGACCCGTGAGGACCGTCGTATGTCCAGCCAAGGCGCAGACGAGCGCCACATCCGTGCCCTCCTCGTCCGTATGGGCGTCGGACCGGACGCCGCACCGCCGAGTGCACTGGTCACTAAGCCAGTGCCGGCGTCTGCGGGCGACCCGTCCGATGCGTGGTGGGACGAGCTGTACGCCGACGAGGAACAACCCAGCCCTGAGGTGGAACGGCGGCCCGCGCCGCGCCTGCCGAACTGGTGGGAGAATAAGCCCGATCACCTGCCCAAACAGGACAGCGAACAGGCGACGAACCCCCAGGCGAACACGGCACCCACCAGCTCGAACACCACGCCGCAGCCCCCCGCCCTGGCCCCCGCGCAGCAGCCGCAACACAGCCCTGCACCTCCCGGCACGGCCGGGCGCCGACACCCCCAGCAATCCCTCCTTGACGCCTGGGCCGGCATCAGCCCTCGGCTGCGCTGGCTCGTCTACCACGGCACCGCCGCAGCGTTCGGCTGGGGCCTCGGCATCACCGGTTGGGCCACCAGCGTGACCGCGTGGATCGCCGCCGACCGCTGGGTGAACCCGCAGTCCATCACCTGCTACGCCCTCGGTCTTGGTGCGGTCGCCTTGTACCGGCGCACCCGCGGCTGGTGGTGGCCCATCGCCTGGCTGGCCGCGGTCCCCGCCTCCTCCATCGCCCTCGGCGTACTGCTGTACGCCCCGAACTCGTAAGGAACCCCCTGTGAGCAGCGTGTTCGGCAACCTCGGCATCGTCGGGCTCGCCGTCGTCATGACCGTCCTCCTCCTCGTCGGCATCAAAGGCGGCGGCAAGGTCAAACCCCTCGGCTGGTGGCCCTGCCTGATCGGCGGCATGCTCGCCGGCTCCGCCTACGCCGCGGCCGGAGGGGTCTTCAAGATGGTCCCCGACCTGGTCGGCAGCCTCCTCAAGGCCGCCCAGGGCGTCATGCCCGGCATCACGATGCCTGCGATCGCCCTCACCCTGGCGATCATCATCCTGTTCAAGAAGCTCACCACTAAGCAGGTCGCGATCCTCGGCATCGTGTTCTGGTACGCAGCGTCTGGTGCTGGTGGCTTGTGGGGCACCCTGTCGCAGACCATCGCCAACATCGGGCAGCAGGTGTCCTGATGATCCGCCCTGTCGCTGACCGCGTCCGCGCCGTGCTGGCCCTGCTCGGGCCAGTCGGTGCGGGCTCGCACGTGCTCCTGCTGCGGCTCGTTGGCCGATTCGGTTGGAAGCCGGTAGCCGTCGGCGGGCTGGCCGTCGTGTACGTTGCGGCCCGCTACCGATCCTGGGTGATCTGGCTGGTCATCGGCTGGTGCGCGGCAGCCCTTCTACACGCCCCGAAGGCGGGCTCCGAATCGGCCGATCAGGCAGAGGAGGACCCGCCGGCTGAGCCTCCCGAGGATCCCCTCCCGGGCATCCTCCAGGCCCTCATCGGCGATGCCCCCGGTGTGCACCTGAAGACCGTCGTCCACCACCTTCACCAAGAGGGCCTCGACACCACCTGCACGACCGCCGACGTGACCGCCGCTCTCGACCGCCGCCAGATCCCCGTCCGGGCTTCTGTCCGAGATGCTGCTGGGAGGGTCAACCGAGGGGTGCACCGGGACGATCTGCAAGCATGGTTGGAGGCCCGCTCCCCGACCGCTCTCGCGCCCCTCTCAAAGGCGCGTAGCAACCCCGCTACTACGGCCGTGACCTGCGATGTAGCAGACGCTGCTACAGACGTAGCTACGCCTCCTACACTCCCCAACTGACCCACCCAGGAGGCCGTGATGCCGTACGAGTACCAGTGCCAGCAGTGCAAGGCGAGATCCCCCGAGCGGCATGACCGCCGTACCGACGCCGAGCTGGAGCAGGAGGAGCACCGGGCTTCGGAGCACGGGGGGCTGGCGCCGGCGGCAGGGGACGGCGTGCGGCAGGTGCACGATGCGGCGCGCGGTGACGGGTGCCTGCCGTCGGGATCGTTCCTGTTCGTGCTGTTCTTGATCGTGGCGCTCGTATCGAACTGCTGGGGGCGGTGAGTTGACAGCCCTGCGACACTGGTCGTGCACCTGTTGGTGAGGGCCACGGTTGCGCCCCCTGTGAGACCCCGCCGTTCCCCCGTCGGCGGGGTCTACTGCTGCCCGGGCTCCGGTTCGCGATCGGCCGGCGGGGTGGCGACGGCGCGGGCGAGCCACCCGTTACCGAGGCTGTCGGTGGGTAGTGTGGCTGGCCGTGCGCCGAGCCGTTCGCACAGCTCTGTGAGGGCCCGCATGCATTCGTCGCGGGTGTCGGCCTGGACTCCGTACCTGATCGCCATGAGCAGCAGTGTGCCGTTACCGGAAGGGGGCGGCTACCGGTTCGAGCGGATCAGGGTCACAGAGTGGTGACGATCCCTTCACGTGGTTCACACGCGGGCGGATGATGCGGCGAACGCCACCACCACCCGGGGGGATCATGCGCCGCCGCACCACCGCCACCATCCTGCTCGCCGCCGCGCTCGCGCTGGCCGGCTGCTCCAACTCCAGCAGCGGCGACTCGAAGCCGTTCCGCGCTCCGTCCGTAACGCCGTCGGCGCCCGCGTCGAAGTCGGTCGCGGATCAGATTGCCGCGTGTACGGACGCGATTGTCGCCGGGAAGGATGAGGGAGACGGTGCGCCAGAGTGCGTGGACCTGTCGCCGGACGACTACATGGACGCGTTGCAGGCGGCCAACAAGAAGGGCCGGGACGCGCTGGGGAAGCAGCTGGGTGACGCGTCGGCGCTGGCAGGTGTTTCTCCGGAGTGTCGAACGTGGATCAAGGCGGAGTTGCTGGATAGCACCGAGGAGATCGATGCCACGTCGGGGTACGAGGCGTGCGGCGATCTGTCGGATGCTGAATTGCAAGCGGCGATCGACGCTGTTGAGCAGCAGTTGGCGGCGGAGAGTACGACGGCGCCGTAGTTCGGACGTGCAGCGGCCCCGCACCGGGAATCCGTCCGGGCGGGGCCGTCGTCATGCGGTGGGCTCCAGCTGCTCCCACAGCCACGGGGTGTGCGTGGTGTGGCGTCGCTCCCGGCCGCAGGTCCGGCAGTGCGATGGCCGCCACTTCGCCTGAGGAACGAAGGTGTGCAGCGGCTTCAGCCAGTGGCCCTCGACTTGGAGGTGGTCGCCCCGGTGCTGGCCGCAGCGGTCGCAGATCCAGTAGCCGTCCGATCCGTCGGGGCGGACGGGGCCGGGCCGGAACCAGTGGTCGGTGATCAGCGGCGGGCGGGCGCTCACGTGGGCTCCTCGTCCGGGCGCACCGGGCCCGCGCTCACCGGATGGTTCGCCGCCCACGCGTCGGTGAGTTCCTTCGGCAGGTCGTAGGCCGTGAGGATCGCCTGTCGGACGTGGGCGCGCAGCTCCTGGAACTCCTCGTCGTTCATGCGGTCTTCTCCTCGCTGCTCGCCGGGCGCACGTGCGGGTCGATGAGGTCGGCGAGGTAGTCGCGCGCCATGACTGCTCCCTCCGCGTGCTCTTCGTACCAGTCGAAGTCCACGGCCCGCTGCTGCTCGGCCAGCTCGTGCGCAAAGGCGTTGAGGTTGGCCTCGGCGCGCGCCGTGCTCAGCCCCGTCTGGCGTAGATAGGCGAGCAGCCTGTCCCGTGCGTTCATGCGGGCGTCTCCTCGTCCGGGTGAGCCGGGTCCCCGTAGAAGCCGTCCATCTGAACGTTCAACTCGGCCAGATCCGGGTGCTCGGCCACGTCTTGCGCTACGCCCGCATTGAAGGTGTCGGTGAGCTGCTGCATCGCCTGGGTCGCTTTACGGATGCTGTCGCCGAGTTCGCTGGGGTCGACGCTCTCGCTCATGCGCTTTGCTCCTCGTTCTTGCTGGTGATGCCGGGGCCGCCGATCTGTTCTGGCGCGCGTTCGGGCTGCTTGTTCCCCGGCCAGCGGAGATGCCAGCGAATGTACTCGCGGATCAGCCGGGCGCGGTTTCGGTCGCCGACGGCCTCCCCGAGGGCTTCCCACTCGTCGTCGGGGATGCGGATGGGGCGCATCGGGGTGTGCCGCTCGGTGTTCTGCTTGGCCATGGGGCCATCGTAGGGGTGTATATGCATGAGTTCCACCATAGGGCTTGCCGTGCATATACACCAGGGTCTACAGTGCATATACACGCACCGAACGAGGGGGACCCGAGATGATCGCCGCCAACCGCACCCGCCGCGCCACCCTCAAGGCCCGCGCCCGTACCCACCGCGCCGCCGCCAAGATCCGCCGCCAGGGCGTGGCCACCCTCGCCACCCACTGCATCGCCGCCGGCCTCACCCCCCGCGAAGCCCGCACCGTCGCCGGCAGCCTCCGCAAGAACGCGGAAAAGGCGGGCGTCACCGGCACCCCCTCCGTCAGCTACACCCACGGCCGCGCCCGCCAGTGCACCCGCTACACGCCGGCCGAGGTCGCCCGCATCGCCGTCATCTACCGCCCCCGCAAGCCCGCCTACCGCACCGCCGCCGCCCGCCTCGCCCTCGCCGCCTGACCATCCGCCGCGCGCTACGAACCTCAGGAGAAACCCCGTGATCAACACCCGCGTCTACGGCTACCTCACCGACGACGGCACCCAGACGATCGGCGGCACGATCACCGCCGTGGGTGGCCAGCACGACGACATCAAGGCCATCCAGTGGGACGACGGCATCACGTCCCACGTCGCGGAGCACGACCGCGGCATCACTTGGGACTACGAGGACTGACAGCCCCCTCAGCGGCCCCGCCACCTCACGGCGGGGCCGCCCTCGCCGCTTGACCCCCGCCATACGCTCAACCCACCGCCACCGAAAGGACCACACCGTGAGCGGACACCCCAACCCCACCGAGGTCACGAACGAGACCATCACCTGCGCCGATGAGTCGTTCGACGTGGGATGTAAGGACGGGCAATGCGACTGTCCCTGCGGCATCCCGTGCACGTGCGGAGGCTGCTGCGGCTGCTGCACCGTCTACTGCGGACACGCCTACGACTGCGAGGCAGTCAACCCGACGCCGACGCGCGAGGAGATGTTCGAGTACTTCGACGACATGCTCTCGTCGACCCGGATCGCGGGCTGGGTCCGTCTCGGCACCAGGGCCTGACCCTCGCCGCCTGACCGCCCGACACGACAGGACGAACCCCATGACCGAGCTTCGCATCCCCGCCGACGACTTCCAGGTGGGCGACCTCGTCCACACCGGCAACGGCCAGCCCGTCCGGGTCCGGCGCATCGTTCGTGACAAGGCAGGCCGCCTCCTCGTGAACCCCGGCGACCACGACGAGTTGGACGGCTGGGTGTGGGAGCACGCCACCGTCACCCGCAACACCTGAACGCGAACGAACTGAAGGCCCCGCACACGCCACCGGTGCGGGGCCTTCGTCCTGCGCGCTGCCCCCAGAGCCGCCACCCGGTTGACGCGCATCGTTACCATCAAACCACGCCAACCAGTAACACCGCGACCAAGGGGAGGGGCACCGCCGTGACCGCCAACGACGACACCCCCGACAACTACGAACACCGCGAACGCCCCCGCGACGGCCGAAACCGCTTCGTCCGCAGCATGGACAACGTCCGCCGCGACGCCGAAGCCGCCGCCTACTGGGCCGAACACCGCTGCACCTACCAGGAGATCGCCGACCGCTTCGGCTACTACGACCGCTCCCAGGCCTGGCGCGGCATCCAGGCCGCCAAGAGGGACGTCGCCCTCCCCGCTGTCACCAAGTTGCGTCAGACCGAGGCCGAGCAGCTCGACGCCCTCTACCTGATGGCACTGGAGATCATCGAACGGAACCACGTCGTCGTCTCCCACGGCCGCATCGTCTACGGCGACGACGGCAAACCCCTCCCCGACGACGGCCCCCGCCTCCAAGCCATCCAGACCGCGCTCCGCATCCGCGACCAGTACCAGAACCTCCACGGCCTGAAGCAGCCGGCCAAGGTCGAGCACACGGGCGGCGTGAAGTTCGAGATCGTGGGAGTCGACCCGCAGGATCTCACGTGACGCAGACCGTCGTCCGGTACGAACCGCGCGGCGGAGCGAAGACGTTGATCTCCGCGCGGGACCAGGAGATCTGCATCGCCGGCCCGGCCGGCACCGGCAAGTCCTTGGCGATGCTGCAGAAGGCGTTCTACACCAGCCTCATGGTGCCCGGCTGCCGGTCACTGATCGTCCGCCAGACCCACGCCTCCCTCACCGGCAGCACGCTCGTCACGTTCGAGCAGCAGGTCGCGCCGGCAGCGCTCGCCGAGGGCGTGGTGAAGTGGTTCGGCGGCAGCCCCAGGAAGCCGGCGGCGTACCAGTTCGCGAACGGCGCCGAGATCCTCGTCGGCGGCCTGGACCGTCCGGAGAAGTTCCTGTCGACGGAGTTCTCCCGGATCTACGTGGACGAGGCGACGCAGATCAGCCTGACGGCGCTGGAAACCCTGATCACCCGCCTCCGTGGGAACGCGCCGACGTACCGGCAGATCATCCTCGCGTGCAACCCGGACCACCCGAAGCACTGGATCAGGCAGCGGTGCGACGACGGCACCATGCGGATGATCCACAGCCTGCACCGCGACAACCCCCTCTACGTCAACGCCGACGGCACGCTCACCGAGCGCGGCGTCGACTACATGGCCAAACTCGACGCCCTCACCGGCGTCCGCCGACTCCGCTTCCGGGACGGGATCTGGGCCGCCGCCGAAGGCCTGGTGTACGAGAGCTGGTCCGAACCCGTCCACGTCATCGAGCCGTTCGACGTGCCCGCCGGCTGGACGCGGTGGGTCACGATCGACTTCGGATACACAGCGCCATTCGTCGCTCAACTCTGGGCCGAGGACCCCGACGGCCGGCTCTACCTCATGCGCGAGTGGGTCCGCACCCGCATGCTGGTGGAGGACCACGCCGACGTCATCCGCGACCGGCTCCTCGCCGGCCAGCCGCGCCCGCGCGCGGTCATCACCGACCACGACGCCGAAGACCGCGCCACCCTGGAACGGAAGCTCGGCATGGGTACGCAGGCCGCGCACAAGGGCGTCTCGGACGGCATCCAGGCGTTCTCCGCCCGACTCAAGCAGCAGGGCGACGGACGCGCGCGGCTGTACGTCTTCCGGGACGCCCTGCTGGAACGAGACCCCGAGATGGACACCGCCTCGCTCCCGATCGGCCTCGCTGAGGAAGTCGCCGGCTACGTCTGGGCAGTCAAGCCCGGCAACCAGGTCGGGCTGAAGGAGGAGCCGGTCAAGGCCAACGACCACTCGATGGACGCCGCGCGGTACATGGTCGCCGCGCGGGATCTGCAAGGACGAACGAAGGTGAGGTGGCTGTGATGTGCAGCAACGTTCCGATGGTGCGCGCTGGGGACACATTGATCCTGTGCTTCGAGAAGCCGCAGCGTGATGACGACCTCAAGCGCATTGCCGACGAGGTGATGGCCGTGCTGCCCGGCGTGAAAGTCGCGGTCGTGGAAGGCGTGTCCGGGGTCGCGGTGTACCGGGCCGACGACCAGTCACCCGACGCGAACATGTGAGATTCCTACAATCCGCCACCCGAACAGTGAGGCCGCGATGACCAGTCGAAACGAGCGCTTCCGTAGGTGGATGCCGCTGTGGCGAAAGTTGGCGCCGATTCTGCTTGACACGGCTGGGATCATCCTATTGTCGGGTTCCGCCATGCTGTGGAACCTGATCGCTGGCCTGGCCGCAGCAGGGATCGGCTGCTTCGTCCTGAACTGGCGGTGGTTCGGCACCGAGTGAAACGGGAGGGGCGTTGGCACGGACCCTCCTCGGCGCGCTCCTCAACCGAGCCAGCACCGCAGTACAGACCCCGGTCCCCTTCGCCTCTCGCTCCGCCAGCCACGGCCCCGTATTCGGCAGCAGCCGCACCGCCGAAGGCCAGATGCGCGCGATGTCCGCGGTCGGCACGCTCTTCGCCATCGTGGACCGCACCTCGAATGCCACCGCCCTGGTGGAGTGGAAGCTGTGGCGCAAGGCCAAGTCCGGCCGAAAGGAAGACCGCGTCGAGGTCACCTCCCACGCGGCCCTGGAGCTGTGGCGCAAACCCAACAAGTTCATGCCGCGGCAGGAGTTCGTGGAGACCTTCCAGCAGCACTTCGACCTCACCGGCGAAGCCTGGTGGGTCATCGCCCGCCACCCCGGCGTGAACATCCCGCTGGAGATGTGGCCCGTCCGCCCCGACCGCATCACCCCGGTCCCGGACCCGGAACGCTTCCTCGTCGGGTACATGTACACCAGCCCGGACGGAGAGCAGATACGCCTGGAGCTGGACGAGGTCATCCAGCTGCGCCGGCCGAACCCCATGGATCCGTACCGCGGCCTCAGCCCGGTGCTGTCGATCCTCCCAGACCTGGACACCAGCCGGTACGCCTCCGAGTGGTCCCGCGCGTTCTTCGTCAACAGCGCGCAGCCGGGCGGCATCATCGAGGTCCCGCAGGCCCTGTCCGACGACCAGTTCGATGAGCTGCGGGACCGGTGGAACGAGCAGCACCGCGGCGTCGGGAACGCCCACCGTGTGGCGATCCTGGAGCACGGCAAGTGGGTCGACCGCACCATCAGCCAGCGGGACATGCAGTTCGTGGAGCTGCGCGGCGCTACCGCCGACCGCATCCGCGAGGCCTACGGCATCAGCAAGACGGCCATCGGTGACTTCGAGGACATCAACCGCGCGTCCGCGCTCGCGGCCAAGAGCTGGTTCGCGGAGCAGCAGACCGTGCCCCGCCTGGAGCGGATCAAGTCAGCGCTGAACTTCGAACTGCTGCCCATGTACGGGCCGACCGGCGAGGGCCTGGAGTTCGACTACGAGCCCCCGACCCCGCCGGACCCGGAGATCGAGGCCCAGCAACTCACCGCGCGCGCCAACGCCGCCGCCGCGCTCGTTGCGGCCGGGTTCGACGCGGCAGGCACCTGCTCCGCCGTAGGCCTCCCCGAGATCCCGTTCGTCGGCAGGCCTGGCCCGGTTGCGCCGGCCCCGGCCGATCCGACGGCCGCGTGGGACGACGCCGTGGCCGGCCTGCTGGGTGAGGACATCGAGGCGGCGCAGCGGTGGGTCGTGGTCACGAAGGACGACGACAACCGGTGCGAGCCGTGCGCGGAGCAGGACGGCCGGACGTACCGCAACCGGGCGCAGGCCTACCGGGACTACCCGGGCGGCTCCGGCTATGTGCACTGCGAGGGCGCGGAGTTCGGCAACGAGTGCAGGTGCCGCGTAGTGAAGCGTGGCCGGAAGGGAGAGGGCGAATGATCACTGTGCCCGCCAAGCTGGCCGCACTCCAGGCGCGCCAGCGCGAGCAGGCCGACCGCGAGCGTGCACGCCTCGGTGTTGAGGCCCGCTCGTGGTACCGGATCAGCAACGCGGCGTCGGCGGACGAGGCCGAGGTCATGCTGTACGACGAGGTCGGCGGTTGGCTCGGCGCCACGGCGGACGAGTTCATCAACGACCTGCGGGGCATCACCGCGCCGAACATCCTCCTCAGGGTCAACAGCCCTGGCGGCCAGGTCTATGAGGGCATTGCGATCGCCAACGCGCTCCGCTCCCACCCCGCTCAGGTCACCGTGCAGGTCGACGGGATCGCCGCGTCCATCGCCAGCGTCATCGCAATGGCTGGTGACCGGGTCCGGATGATGCCGAACGCGATGCTGATGCTGCACGATGCCAGTGGCCTGACGTTCGGGAACGCTGCCGACCACCGCGAGACAGCCGAACTTCTCGACAAGATCAGTGGGAACATCGCGGACGCTTACGCGGCCCGCGCTGGCGGCACCCGCGACGAGTGGCGTCAGGTCATGGTGCAGGAGACCTGGTACACGGCTGAGGAGGCCGTCGCGGCCGGTCTCGCGGACGAGGTCGTACCGACACCCAAGCGGGGCGACGGTGAGCCCGAAATGAGGCAGCAGTTCGACCTCGCTGCCTACGGCTACCACGGCCCCCGCCCGACCGAGCCGAAGGCCGAGGCTGAGCAGCAGACGACGCTGACCATCAACATCGGCGCCACCCTCGACGAGGACTTCGTAGAGCAGCTGCGCGCCATGGTCCGCAAGGCCAGCAAGCCCGGGCCCGTTGAGGACACGACGCCGGTCGAGCCGGTCGCCACCGTCGAGCACCGGGGAGAGCCCGGCCCCGAACTGGTGGCGCTCACCGAGCCGGAGCCCGAGGCCCCCGCCGTCGACCCCGTAGACGAGTGGGCGGCACTCACCGCTCACCTCATCCAGGACGAGCCCGACGCGTGGTCGGTGCTGGTCTCCAACCTCACCACCACCACGGCGTCGTCCAGCGCGGCGACGGAAGCCTAGAAGGAGGCACCTGTGGCAACCCCCACCATCCCGCGCAACGCCGACGAACTGGCGGAGATGCTCGCGGACCCCAAGCAGGTCAAGGACGTCGTCTCGTCCCCCGAGGATCTGAAGAACTTCATCACCGCCTACGCGAACCGGGCGCAGGGTGAGGGCACCGACCTCCAGCGCCTCGTGGACGAGGGCGTTCAGAAGGGCATGGCCGACTTCCTCAAGGAGAACGGCCAGGACATCAAGCGCCCCGACATGGCCGCGAAGAAGCCCGACCCCTACGCGGCGGTCGACGCCTCGCTCCAGGGCCGCGGCCTGTTCAACCAGGCCGCCGAGGGCTCCAAGCTCGACGGCCTGTACAACTCCACCGGCGAGCTGTTCCGCAGCATCGCCCGCCGCAACGAGCTGAACGCCGAGGACGCGGGCAAGCTCGCCTCGCTGAAGAACTACTCCAGCGACATCCCGTCCGACGGCGGTTACCTCATCCCGGAGACGCTGCGCTCCGAGCTGCTGCGCGTCTCGCTGGAGACCTCCGTGGTCCGGCCGCGCGCCCGCGTCATCCCGATGGAGACGCTCCGGGTGCCGTTCCCGGCGATCGACTCCACCACCAACGTCAACAGCGTGTACGGCGGCATCGTCGGCTACTGGACCGAGGAGTCCGGCCAGCTCACCGAGTCGCAGGCCCGGTTCTCCCGCATCGTCCTGGAGGCCCGCAAGCTCACCGGCTTCGCCAAGGTCCCCAGCGAGCTGATGCAGGACAGCCTCGTGTCCTTCGACGCGTTCATCGGCCAGATGTTCCCCGAGGCCCTCAGCTTCTTCGAGGACACCGCGTTCCTCACCGGCGACGGCGTCGGTAAGCCCCTCGGCGTCCTCAACGGCAACGCCGCGATCTCCGTGACCCGCACCACCTCGTCGCAGATCCAGTTCGCCGACGTCGTCAACATGTACGCGCGGATGCTCCCGCAGTCCCTGTCCCGCGCCGTGTGGCTGGCGTCCCCGTCCGCGATCCCGCAGCTCGCCCAGCTCGCCATGACCCGCGGCACCGACGGCATCGCCTCCCCGCCGCTGTGGCTGTCCGGCGGCCAGGCCATCGACAACCTGCCGATGAACATCCTCGGCCGCCCCGTCGTCATCACCGAGAAGGTCCCCGCGCTCGGCTCCGCGGGCGACCTGTCCCTGGTGGACTTCGGGTTCTACCTCATCGGTGACCGGCAGGCCATGCAGGCCCGCCAGTCCGAGGAGCGGTACTTCGAGACCGACGAGATCGCCTTCCGGATCATCGAGCGCGTCGACGGCCGCCCCTGGCTCCAGTCCGCGATCACCCCCGCCAACGGCGGCTCCACCCTGTCCCCGATCGTCAAGCTCGCCGCCTGACCCGGGCGCGTAGGAAAGGAACGCACAGCCATGGCAATGGAAGCACTCGGGCGGCTCGTTGACGTCTGCGTCGGCGCGGCCCCCGTCGACCTCTCCACCGCGGCCGTCACCGGCAAGCGCGTCGCCCTCAAGGGCTCGGGCGGTCTCACGATCGTCGTGTTCAAGGGCGCCGGCACCGCGGGTGACGACCCGACGTTCACGCTGAAGCAGCACACCGCGAACACCGGTGGGACCACGTCGAACCTGGCGGTCATCGACCACTACTACCTCAAGTCCGCGACCACGCTCGCGGGCACCGAGACCTGGTCCAAGGTCACCCAGACCGCGGCGGCCACGATCGCCGACCCCGGCGGCGCCGGCACCAGCGCGGAGTCCCAGCAGATCATCGTGATCGAGGTCGACGCGGCGCAGCTGTCCGACGGCTACACGCACGTCTCCCTGGACTGCGCGGACGTCGGTACGAACGCGCAGCTCGGCGCGATCCTCTACCTCCGCCGTGACCTGCTGGTGGAGCGGGCGCCGGCCGCGCTGGCGGCGTCGCTGTGAGTTTGCGGGTCTGCCTGGACTGCACGACGGCTTTCGCGGTGGGGGTGCAGCGGTGCCCCCACTGCGGGTCGGAGCGTCATGCCGAGCAGGGCTCGGCTGCGGCGCTCGGTATCCAGGCCAGCGTGCCCGTTGAAGTGGAGGACAGCATGCCGAAGATCACCCGCCACGGCGGGGCCAGCGTCGCCGGAGAGGCGGCCGAGGTGGAGGGCGGTGAGGACGTATCAGCTGGCGCCAGTACCTCGACATCGTCCGAGACGCCGTCGAAGAAGCCCGAGCCGAGCGAGAAGCCGGACCGATCGCCTGCCCGAACGACGGGGAACCGCTCCGGGAAGGCGCGGACGGCCAAGGGCTCTACTGCCCGTACGACGGATGGCGGCCCGGCGGCCGGCACGTCGGCGACCGGCTCTGCTGACCAGTAGTCCAGTACGACACCGAGGGAGGAGGAGAACAGCATGACCGCGACTGGCTACGTGTCCACCACCGGTGACAGCCGCAAGGTGTCCAAGACCGGCGACACCATGACTGGTGAGCTGACGCTGCCCGACTCCTCCCCGGATCAGGCCCTGAACGCGGCCTCGAAGGGCTACGTCGACACCGTGGCCGCGACGAAGGCCGCTGTCACGCACGCCTCGACGCACGCGGCTGCTGGGAGCGACCCGGTGACGCTCGCCCAGTCGCAGGTGACCGGGCTCACCGCGGCGCTCGCCGCGAAGGTCGCCGGACCCGGCACGTCCACGGACAACGCGGTCGCCCGGTTCGACGGCACCACGGGCCTGGTCATCCAGAACAGCACGGTCACCATCGGCGACGACGGCTCCGTCACCATCACCGGCAACCTGACCGACGCCGGCGACCTGCTGGTCCGGAACAGTCACACCGCCCCGACGAAGGCGTACCGGTTCCGGTCCTCGGGCGGGAACTTGGACACGGAGGCTGGCGGCTCGGACTGGTACTGGTCGACGTTCCCGAACGCGGACTTCTCCGGTACGCAGAACACCTACATGAGGTGGGAAGCGGGCGCGGCGATCATGCACATCGTGGCCGAGGCCCAGTTCAAGGCGGGCCCCTTCGGCGCGCGCGTCCACAGCATCGACGGCGCAGGGAACAAGCTCGGCTTCCACGGCGCCGCGCCGATCGCGAAGCAGACCGTCAGCGGATCACGGGGCGGTAACGCCGCACTCGCTTCACTCCTGACCGCACTGGCCAACCTCGGCCTGATCACGGACGGGAGCACCGCATGACCACCGTGATCGCAGGCCAGCAGGTGACACTGCTCGCCCAGTTCTACGACTTCCAGGGCGGCACCCTCACCGACCTCGACACCACGCCCACGATCACCATCACCTCGGTAGCCACCGGCAGCACCGCGCTCGCCGCCACCACCAGCGGCGTCACCCACCCCGCCACCGGCAGCTACGGCTACGCCTGGACCCCCACCTCCTCACTCGCCGCCGGCCTGTACCTCGCCACCTGGACCGGCCTGAAGTCCGGCTCTGCGGTGACGGCAACGGAGACCATCACGGTCACCGCGCCCGCCACCGCGAGCGCCACCAACACCAGCCCGGACGGCGTCTGGTACGCCACCCGGGAGGAGGTCAAAGCCGAGCTGGACGTCAAGGAGACCTCCCGCAGCAACCAGCGAATCGACCGTGCCCTCGAAGACGCCAGCAGGCGCGTCGAAGGGCTCATGCACCGCCGGTTCTACCCGGTCCAGGCCACTAGGTACTTCGACTGGCCGGCACGCCCGGGTGCCTACACGCCGTGGGTGCTGCGGTTGGACGACAACGAGCTGATCTCCGTCACCACGCTCGCGTCGGGCGGGACGGTCATCTCCAGCAGCGACTACAACCTCGAACCGAACCGGAGTGGGCCCCCGTTCTCGCGGGTCGAGATCAAGCTGTCCTCGTCTGCTGCATACGGCGGTGGGGACACCTACCAGCGGGACGTGCAGATCACCGGCCTGTGGGGCTACCGCAACACCGAGACCACCGCGGGCACGCTCGCCGAAGCCCTCGACGCCACGGAGACGGGCGTGGACGTGGACGCGGCCACCTCGGCGGCCGTGGGCGTCGGCAGCGTCCTCCGCATCGACTCCGAGCGGATGCTCGTCACCGGCAGGTCGCAGCTGTCGACCGGGCAAACCCTCGGCGGCGCCGGCCTCACCAACATCAACAACAGCGTCACCGTGGCGGTCCAGTCCGGCACGGCATTCGCGGCCGGCGAGGTCATCCTCATCGACGCCGAACGCATGCTGGTTGAGGACGTCGTCGGTAACAACCTCATCGTCCGCCGCGCCTGGGACGGCTCCACGATCGCCGCGCACACCGCCGGCGCCACCATCTACGCCCCCCGCACGCTGACCGTGACCCGCGGCGCGCTCGGCACCAGCGTCGACCCCCACGCCACCGGCAGCACCGTGCACCTGTGGACGCCCCCCGGTCCGATCCGGCAGCTCACCATTGCCGAGGCGCTGACAGACCTGCTGCAGGGCCGCTCGGGGTACGCGCGGACGGCCGGATCTGGGGAGAGCGAGCGGGAGATGTCGGGCCGCGGGCTGAAGGATCTCCGGGCTGCCGTGTACGCCGAGTGTGGCCGTAAGGCCCGGATGCGGAGCGTGTGACCATGCTGCTCGACGTCTCCAGCCGCGCGGACGGCCCCCTCTTCGATGGCCGTGCCCAGGCCCTCGCGAACCGCTATGTCGACCACCTGGAGCGCCAGCTCGCCGAGGACGGCCTGAACATTCTCAAGCGGGAGATGCGCGCCGTCTTCAAGCACCCGACCGGCTACTACGAGTCCCGCTGCGTCGTGGTCGACGGGCACAAGATCTGGGACTCCCGCGTCGTGTATGGGCCGTGGCTGGCCGGCGTCGGCTCCCGGAACTTCCCCGTGACCCGGTTCAAGGGCTACGACCACTGGATTCGGACGCGGCACGAGTTGAACTCCCGCAAGCAGGGCATCGGTGAGCGGCTGCTCCGCCGGTACACGGGACGGATGTGAGCCCGTGACCCTCGACCTTGCCACATACCGGGCCCATGCCCTGTCTCACGCTCAGGCGCTCGGCATGTTTGAGCAGGTACTCGGCCACGAGCCCGTGTCCGCGCCCGGCAGCGGCCTGACGTACGCGCTGTGGGTCAAGAGCGTCCGCCCCATCCCGGCCCGTTCCAGCTTGGACTCAGTGACGGTGCGACTGGAGCTGACCGGGCGCGTGTTCCTCCCTGCGGACACCGAGCCGCAGAACGATGTGGACCTACTCGTGACGAGCGCCGTGGACGGACTGGCCGTCGCGTACAGCGGCGACTTCCAGCTCGGCAACACCATCGCCAACGTCGACCTGCTCGGCGCCCACGGGCCCGGCCTCAGCGCCGACTTCGGCTACGCCCGCTTCGACAACACCACGTACAGGGTGGCCACGCTCACCATCCCACTGATCGTGAACGACGTATGGAATGAGGTGGCATAGGTGGCCAAGCAGTCCGGTCTCGGCGACAACTTCTACCTGCACGGCTACGACGTCTCCGGCGACATCAACAGCATCAACGTCTCCGGCGGGCCGGCAGCACTCGATGTGACTGGGATCGACAAGAGTGCAAACGAGCGGATCGGCGGGCTCCGTACTGGCGCTATGTCCGGGACCTGCTTCTTCAACCCAGGTACGAACCGGGCGCACCCGCGGCTGAGTACACTGCCGTCGACGGACGTGATCGCCTCGTACTTCCGGGGGACGACGCTGGGAAACCCGGCGGCGTGCCAGGTGTCGAAGCAGATCAACTACGACGGCAACAGAAACGACGACGGGGCTTTCACCTTCTCCTTCGATCTGCAGTGCAACGGCTTCGGGGTCGAGTGGGGTCGGTCGCTGACCGCCGGGGTGCGCACGGACACGGCGGCGACGAACGGCGCGAGTATCGACACCACCGCGTCAGCCTCGTTCGGAGCGCAGGCGTATCTGCAGGTGTTCGCGATGACGGGCACGGACGCCACCGTGAAGATCCAGGACTCGGCGGACAACTCGACGTTCGCTGACGTCACCGGGCTGTCTTTCACCCAGCTCACCGCGGGGCGGACGGCGGAGCGGATCGCCACCAGCAACACGGCCACGATCCGCCGCTACGTGCGCGCGGTCACGGTGACGACGGGCGGGTTCTCCTCCCTCGCGTTCGCAGTCGTCCTGGTCAAAAACGAGGTAGCGGGGGTGGTCTTCTAATGCGACCCGTAACCCGTATCGACCCGGCGCTGCCGGTGCAGGCCTATCAGACGTACCAGATCACGAGCCCACGCGACACGAGCGTGGTGGCCGCGTGCGAGCAGGTCGGCTGCCCGCAGTGGCGGCACGGATGGGACTCCGTCATCGATGAGTCCACCGAACTCGGTCAGACCCAGGCGAACTACATCCGCACGCAGTCCCGCCGCACCTTCCGCGAGATGCGCACCGAGGCCGGGCTCACGGTGTTCCGCTTCGAGTCCGGGCAGCGCTGCTTCGCGGAGCACCGGACGCGCCCCGAGATCTACCTCGTCCGCGACGGCGACTGGCGGGGCAACCCGACCGGCCGGCAGCGGCAGCACAGCAGGGCCCAGGACTGGGTCGAAGACTTCGGCGAGAACCAGCTCCGGCTCGTCGACCAGCAGAAGAAGGGATAGGCCATGGCCAAGGAGAGCGGCCTCGGGTGGAGCACCTGCTCGGTCGATGATGCAGCAGGTACCGCCCGCGCCATCAAGAACGACATCACCAACCTGCAGTTCGCCACCCCGCGTGGTGTCCAGGATGTCACCGGGATCGACAAGTCGGCGTACGAGCGGATCCTGCTCCTCGCGGACTTCTCGATCACACTGAACGGTGTCTTCAACGACGCCGCGAACCAGTCGCACGACGTGTTCAAGACCGTGCCGTCCACGAGCGTGGCGCGCACGGTGTCCCTGACCGTGTCGGGTCAGTCCCTGAACAACGAGGTGCTGTTCACCGACTACCCGCTCTCCCGCTCCGACAGCGGCGAACTCACCTTCGCTGTGCCCGGCGTCCTCAGCGACGGCACCGTCCCGACCTGGACGTGAGGGGGGTCGCATGGGATTCAAAGTCAAGCCCAAGACGTACACGGTCTGCTTCGAGGAGGGGCACGAGTACCACGGAGTCGAAGCGCGCCTGTCCGGCATGTCCTACGGCGAGTGGGAGCAGGTCACCGGTCTCGACGGCAGCGAGGGAGAGACGAACGGCGCCGACTCCGTGCGCCGCTTCGTAGACCACCTCATCTCCTGGAACCTCGAAGACGAGAACGACCAGCCGGTGCCGACCACTCTCGACGCGGTCAAGCAGCTCGACCATAACCTCGTCGCCGCACTGAACAACGCGTGGATCCAGACGCTCATCGGGGTCCACGATGCCGACCCTTTGCCCGAGACCTCGCCCTCTGGCGAACCGTCCCCGGTGGCGTCCATCCCGATGGCACCTCTGTCACCGAGCCTGGCGAGCTGACCCGAGCCCGGTACCTGCTCGGGCTTCTAGAGCGGTTCCCGGGCTACACCCTGTCCTCCCTCCTTGCGGAGGACACCGAACTCATGCGCCTAGTCCGAATCGAAGAGCTGGGCGGCGGACGCGACCGAGAGGGGGTGGACGATGTCTGACGACGTAACGATCACAGTCCGGGTCAATAACCAGACCGCGGCCGGGTTCCGCGACATCAACGGGAACCTCCGCACGCTCGACGGGCGGTTCGCCGCCTCGGCCGGCAGCATGCGCCGTTCGTCGGACGGCATCACCCGCGCCCTGGTCGACGTCCGCGCCTCCTTGCTGTCGCTCGCGCCGGCCGCGATACCGGTGGCTGCGTCGCTGGCGCCGATCGCAGTGCAGGCGGGCGCGGCCGGCGCTGCGGTGGCGGCGTTCGGCGCGGCGGTGATCCCGCAGATCGCGAACCTGTCCGAGGCGGCGAAGGCGCAGGACAAGTACGCGCAGGCCGTGCAACAGTACGGGGCGCACTCCAAGCAGGCGATCACGGCGCAGCAGCAGGCGGCACAGACGCTGGCCGCCATGCCGAAGGCAACCCAGCAGGCTGCTGGTGGGTTCATGGTGCTAAAGGACCAGTTCAAGTCCTTCTCCGACTCGACGGCCAAGTTCACCATGGCGCCGATCGAGCACAGCTTCGCGGTGATGGGCGCGCTCCTGCCGAAGCTCAAGCCCATGGTCGAAGGCACCTCGACGCAGCTCGATCGGCTGATGAAGGTCGCTGGTGGCGGAATCAGCACCGGCGCCTTCGATGCGCTGGCGAAGAAGTTCTCCGACTTCGCGAATAACAGCCTGAAGGGCGCGACGGACAAGGCGATCCACTTCATGCGGGTCCTGTCCGAGGGCAACATGCACGGTCCGATCGCGTCGTTCATGGATTATGCGCGGGAGCAGGGCCCCGCGGTGAAAGAGCTACTGAGCAGCATCGGAAAGGCCGTAGCGAACCTGCTGGAGGGCGCGGCGCAGGCCGGCCCTGGCATGCTGACGTTGGTCAACGCGTTCGCCAAGTTGGTGGCCTCGGTGCCGCCGGAGCTGATCGGCCACCTGATGCAGGTGTACGCGGCGATCAAGCTGATCAAGCTGGCCGGTGCGGGCGTTGCTGGGGTCGCGAGCGGCTTCCAGCTGTTGGCCACACGGATCGCGGCCCTGAGAGCAGCGTCCGCTGCAGCGGGTGGCGGCATCGCTGGCTTGCGCGCAGCGTTCGCATCGCTGGGTACAGCGGCGAAGGCGTCCGTGGTGGTTGCCGGGCTGGCGCTGCTTGCCGTGGGGATCCAGAAGCTGGCGGAGAAGGCCCGCGGGGCGCCCCCGGACGTCGACAAGCTGGTCACCTCGCTGAAGGGCTTGGCGGACACTGGCAAGTTCGGTGGTGAGCTGAAGTCGACGTTCGGTTCGATGGATGGGTTCGTCGCGAAGCTGAACGCGTTGAAGAAGGGACAGTCGGACCTCGACAGGGGCTTGGAGTGGCCGAAGAAGTTGCTCGGGGTCGGGCCGATCATCGACACGGTAGTACCGAAGATCGATGACCTGATCAATGGTTCGAATTCGCTCGGCGCGTTGAAGGATGACTTCGACTCGTTCGACAAGGCGTTCGCGCAGCTCGCTTCTGGTGGGCACGCGAAGGAAGCGGCGAAGCAGTTCAAGTCCTTCGAGGACGCACTGAAGAAGGCCGGGTACTCCACCAAGGACATCAACGCGCTGTTCCCTGAGTACAAGTCGGCTGTCGCGGACATCAAGTACGAGCAGGGCTTGGCTGCGCAGAGCATGGGCCTGTTCGGTACGGCTGCGCAGGCAGCGGCAGAGAAGCTGAACACGCAGAAGGCGTCCGCTGATGGCCTCCGTGAGTCCATCGTCGCGCTGAACACGGCGCAGCAGAACGGCCTCGGCGGGATGATCGGCTTCGAGGCTGCGATCGACGCCGCCGCAAAGGCCGCGAAGGACAACCACGACTCGCTGACCATGACCAACGGCGTCCTGGACCTCAACAGCGAGAAAGCGCGCAACGCCGCCACCGCGCTTCAGACTCTCGCGAACAAGACAGACGAGGCTGGGACGAGCCAGCGCGAAGCCGGCGCGAGCTGGGAGACCGTCAACGGGATCTACACCCGCGGCCGGGCGAAGCTGATCGAAGCCGCTGAGGCGATGGGCTTGAGTAAGGAGCAGGCGAAGCAGCTTGCTGGTCAGCTTCTTCAGATGCCGACGGATGTCAAGCCGAAGGTGGATCTGGAGGCTGAGGACGCCAAGGCCGATCTTGCAGCGTTCAACGCGGCGATCAAGAAGACGCCGGGCGCTCGGAAGGTCACTCTCGAAACGTTGTCCGACGCCGCCGAGAGGGTCTTGGAGTCGTTCGGGTACAAGGTGAAGCGGCTCCCGAACGGGAAGGTGCAGGTCACCGCTGCGACTGGGGGTGCGCTCGCGGGGATCCGGAACGTGGCCAGGGCCGTCGCCGCGCTGCACGGCAAGACGATCGACATCGTCACGAACTACAAGGTCAACAAGTTCACCGCAAATCAGGGCGGCGTGAAGGTCGCCAAGCGAGACTGGGCTACTGGTGGCCTCACGCGAGGTTACGCAGGCGGTGGGGCAGTACAGCACTTCGACGCCGGAGGCTACATCAGCGGCCCCGGCACGCCGACGTCCGACGACATCCTGGCGACGTTCGCCTCTGGCGCGATGGGCCGGGTCTCGGACTCTGAGTACGTGATCAAGGCTGAGTCCGTCCGGAAGTATGGCGTCAGGATGCTCGACGCTATCAACGACGGCCGCTTCAAGGTCGACGGCTTCGCGCGCGGCGGGAAGGTGTCCAAGGCGCAGCAGCGGGCGCGGGAGCAGGCGAAGGCCGAGGCGGAGGCCCTCCGGGAGGCGATGGGTGATCTGACCATCAGCCACTTCGGGCGGATGGCTGGCTACAAGCACTCCGAGTTCGGCTCGGCGCTCCGCAAGCCGCAGGATCTCGGTTCGCTGGTGAACGCGCTGAACCAGTGGCGCGGCATCATCATGAAGGCCACGCACGGCAGCACGGAGTCCCGGCTGCTGAAGCAGCTCGACTCGGCCGGCCGGTCGCTGTTGAAGTGGGAGAAGCAGCTCGGCAGCGTCACCAAGTCCCTGGAAGGCGCGCGGTCGAAGCTGTCGGACCTGAAGAACGCGGCGGCGCAGCTGCGGGACTCGGTGAAGGGCAACCTGCTGTCCTCCGCGAACATCACCCGCGGCGCCAGTGGCGACGGCCCGGTCACCCTGAACACGATCCGCTCCGGCATGCGGACCAGCAAGGACAAGATCACCGCGTTCGCCGCCGCGCTCAAGCAGCTCCGCGCCAAGGGCTTCAGCAAGAGCATCATCCAGCAGGTCGCCGAGGCCGGCGTGGACGGTGGCGGCCTGGAGACCGCGGGGGCGCTGCTGCAGGCGTCAGCGTCCGAAGTACAGACGATCAACCAGACCCAGGCACAGATCGAGGCAGCAGCCGGCAGCGCGGGGAAGACCGCGGCGGACGCCGTGTACGACAAGGCCATCAAGCAGCAGGAGCGGTACGTCAAGCAGCTGGAGGCCCAGCAGAAGAAGTTGACCTCCAGCATGGATCGCCTGGCCAAGTCCATGGAGCGCGCGATCGAGAAGGCGTTCGGGAAGAAGGCGGCCGGCGGCATCGTCGGCGCCGCAGCTTCCGGTGGTCTCCGCTCGTCGCTGACGTGGGTGGGCGAGCAGGGCCCCGAGCTGCTGGACCTGCCGGCCGGCTCCCGTGTGTGGAGCAACCCGGACTCCCGACGGAAGCTCGCGGCTGCGGAGGCGCCGTGGGCGTCGATGCTCACCGCACCCCGCCGCACACCCGCCGCAGCTGCGGGCGCGGCGCCGGCGGGCGGGGACGGACAGCCGATCGTCATTCAGGTCCGCATCGGCGAGCGAGAGTTCGGCGAGCTGTGGGTGGACACCGGCCGGAAGGCGGTCAAGACCCGCGGCTCGATCGAGGCAACGCTCCGGCCGCCCCGCGGCCGGTAGAAGAGAGGAACACCAGTGCCGTACACGGTATGGAACGGGCCGGCGCCGACGACTGCTGCGCAGCAGTCGGTGACGACCGGGACGAGCATCAAGACGATGCTCCAGCTGGCCACGCCCAGCACGCGGATGATCCAGATCCTGGAGTGGGGGTTCAGTCTGGACGACCCGCCCGGCGCGGACGGGGTGGTGGAGCTGCTGCAGACGGACGTCGCCGCCACGGTGACCGCGCATGTGGCGTCCGGGGTCATCAACCTCGACCCGAACGGCACCGCGTCGCTGCTGTCCCTCGGCACGAGCGCAACCGGCTACACGGCCACCGCCGAGGGCTCCACGACCGCGGCCCGGGTCTTCGACGCCGTGTCGCTGTCCTCCGTGTCCGGTGAGTCGGGCCTGAGCTACGTGCGCACCTTCATGCCGGACGACCGGCCCATCGTCGCAGTCTCCCGGTTCCTCCGAGTCCGAGCGACCACGCCGACGACCGCCTCCGACATGCGCTGCTTCGTCACCTTCCAGGAGGTGGGCTGACCGATGCCGGGGCTCGTCTCTCAGATCGCCGGGCTACGGCGGCGCCTGGCGCTCGTGCCTGCGCCGGCGCGCGCGTCCGGTGAGGCATCCAACGGCGAGCCCGTACAGGTCGAGATGCTCGTCTCCGGGACGTGGGTGGATGTCACCGGATACACCCTGGTCCGGGACGACAGCGGCAACATCCAGATCACGAGCGGGATCCGTGACGAGGGCTCCCAGACCGAGGCCGGCACGTGCACGCTCGAACTGGACAACCGCGACGGCCGGTTCAGCCCTCGGAACCCGTCCGGCCCGTACTACGGCGCGATCGGCCGCAACACCCCGATCCGGATCAGCGTCCCTGATGGCAACGGCGGCAAGTCGTACCGGATCTGGGGCGAGGCATCGGAGTGGGCGCCGAACTGGGACACCAGCGGCAGCGACGTGTGGACCGACCTGTCCGCGAACGGCATCCTCCGCCGCCTCGCACAAGGCCCGGCACCCGAGCGCTCGGTGATCTACAACGCGATCACCGACCCGCCGCTGACCGGTCTGGTGGCGTACTGGCCCTGCGAGGACGCTGCCGACTCCCGGTCGGTCGCGTCGGCACTCACCAGCGGCAGCCCCATGACGATCTCGGGCACGCCCACCCTGGCGGCCTACTCCGGGTTCGGCGCGTCCGACCCCCTGCCCGTGTTCACGGGCGGCTCGCTCACGGGCGGCGTCACGCGGTACGACAACTCTGCCGTCAGCCAGTACCAGGTGCGGTTCCTCCTCTCCGTCCCCGCGGCGGGGCTCGCCGATAGCGACACCATCGCTCGCGTGCGTGTCTCACCCACCGTGGTCGGTGAGGTGGAGTACCTCGACATCGAGTACAACGACCCGCCGGGCGGGGTCGGCTCCTTCGGCGGGCCGGGCACGATCAGCATTGTCCCGTACAACAGCGAAGAGTCGATGCTCGGCTACAGCGGCGAGGAGTCGCTCACGCTCGATGTCCGCAGCCTCCTGCTCCGGGTGTCGATCGAGGTCTCGAACAACGGGACGGCGCTGTCGGTCACGCTGCGCGTACTGGACATCAACACCGGGATCACGGACTCGACCACCATCGGACTGTCGGGCACGAACGTCACCCGGGTGACGTCGGTCGCGTTGGCACCGTCCACGCTCAACCAGTCGACCGGCGCCACCGGGATGGCGGCCGGGCACGTCACCGTGCAGACCACGGTCACGTCGATCACCGACCTCGGCGCAGCGGTCCAGCCGTCCGGGGAGACCGCCGGGCGGCGCATGCAGCGGCTGTGCGCCGGAGCTGGGATCGCCTTCGACTGGGTGGGGGACCTGGACGACACCGTCGCGATGGGCGCGCAGAGCCGACAGAACCTGCTCGCGCAGCTGCAGGAGTGCACGCTCGCCGACGGGGGGCTGCTGTACGAGTCCCGGTCGGGGGTCGGTCTCGGCTACCGCACCCGGGCGAGCCTGTACAACCAGGATCCCGTGCTCACCCTGGACTACACCGCGGGCCAGCTGGCGCAGATCCCGGTGCCGGTCGAGGACGACCGGTACGTGCAGAACAAGGTCACCGTCACCGTGGGCGGCGTCTCACAGACGTACGAGGAGACGTCCGGGACGCTGCGGACGGAGCTACCGCCGGCGGGCGTTGGGGAGTACGGGCAGGAGTACACCCTGAACCTCGGCAGCTCGGACGCGGCGACGCTGCGGGATCAGGCGGCGTGGCGGGTGCATCTCGGCACGGTGGACGAGGCCCGGTTCCCGCAGATCAGCGTGAACCTCGCGCATCCGAGCATCACGCCGGCGATGCGGCGGGCGATCCTCGGCATGCGTCTCGGCGACCGGATCCAGATCACGAACCCGCCTGCGTGGCTGCCGCCGGACACCATCGACCAGCTGGTCCTCGGCATGTCGGAGACGATCACCCACTTCGAGCACAAGGTCACGTTCACGTGCGCGCCGGCCAGCCCGTACAGCAGCGTCGGGGTCCTCGACACGGCGTGGTCGCGGATTGATACGGACGGCTCCGAGCTGGTCGCGAACATCAGCTCGTCGGCGACCAGCGTCGGTGTGCAGCCGTCGGCCGGGGCAGACGTGTTGTGGACGAAGGACACTGCGGACTTCCCCCTCGACATTCGGGTGGGCGGCGAGGTCATGCGGGTCACAGCTATCTCCGACCTGGTCACCGACACGTTCACCCGGACCGCGTCCAGCGGCTGGGGGACGAGCGACTCGGGGTTCACGTGGACCGCGTCCGGCGGGTCGGCGACGGACTACTCTGTGGGGAGCGGTGTCGGCGCGCACCTGCTGGCCACGGCCGGGACCTCCCGCCGCTGCATCCTGCCCACCGTGATCAGCGACTTCGACTTCTACGTCACGATCACCGCCGACCAGCTCGCCACCGGCGCCATCCTGACCGGCAGCCTGATCACCCGGTACGCCGACGCCGACAACTTCTACTCGGCGCAGCTGCAGTTCAGCACGGCGAACGCGGTCACCCTGGTGGTGTTCAAGCGGGTCAACGCGGTCGAGACGACGCTGGGCACCTACACGATGCCCGGCACGACGTTCGTGGCCGGCACCCAGTACCGGATCCGGTTCAAGGTGCAGGGCCCCTCGCTGAGGGCGAAGGTCTGGTTGGCCAGTGATGTTGAGACCCCGGAGTGGCAGGTCACGGTGACGGACGGCACGCTCACCACGAGCCAGTTCGTCGGCGTCCGCTCGATCTCGGGGGCGGGCAACACCAACGTCAACCCCAGCATCAAGTACGACGACTTCCAGATCGTCAGCCCGCAGACGTTCACGCTGACCCGCTCGGTCAACGGCGTCGTCAAGGCCCATAGCGCGGGCGCGGACGTGCGTCTCGCGACCCCTACCTATCTCGCCCTGTAAGGAGCATCCCGTGGCTGAGGCATACCCGACGCCCCTCGCGGGGCAGCGGATCACCGCGACCCTACTGCGCAGCATGCAGCCGCTGGTGGCCCGCAAGACCGCGGACACCCAGCGCGCGGCGACCACCACGACAACCGCTGACCCCCACCTCACCTTTGATGTTGCCGCGGGCGCCGTCTACGTCATGGACGGGATCATCAAGTACGACGGCCCGGCCGCCGCCGACTTGAACCTCGATTGGTCTGCGCCCACGGGCAGCTTGGGCGAGTGGTACGGGTGGGGCGCCGGCCACTCCCCGGTGATCTCGTGGAACAACACACCCGCCATGGTGACCGACAGCCAGCAGGCCCGCGGCTACCCGATCCGTACAGAGACCAACGACATCACCAGCGCCCGGAGCTTCGGCTGCCTCGGCACCGGCGGGACGCCGCTGACGGTGGCCCTGTGGGGGACGCTGCGGGTCGGGTCGACGGCCGGCACGTACTCGCTGGACTGGGCGCAGCTGGTGTCGGATGCGACCGCGGTGACGCTCTACACGGACTCGTGGATCCGTCTTCAGCGGATCGCTTAGGAGGCAGGCGTGGCGAACTATCAGGTGACCGGCAGGAACAACGAAGGGTCGCCGCTGGTGTCGGTGTCCATCGGGGCGATCGACCAGGAGCAGCACGTCGTGGACGAGATGACGGTCGTGAACGCCGTCCGGAACTGTCTCCTGGCGGTGCCCGGGGTGCAGTCGGTGCTGGCACAGAAGTACCAGCAGGTCATCACCAACGTCTGAGCATAGAAAGAAGGCGATCATGGCCTGGTACCCCGGTGCCACGAAGATGGAGCTGCAGCCCGAGAGCGACAGCCAGGCGGCCATCCGGCCGACGCAGTTCCTCGTGCACAGCATCATCGCGCCGTGGACCGCGAAGCGGACCTACGAGTACTGGCGGGACTCCACCAACCTGGAGAGTCACTTCGGCCTCGGCTACGAGGGCGACCTCGGCCAGTTCATCGGTACGGAGACCCGCGCGGACGCGAACGCGGGCGCCAACCGGCGGCCTGATGGCACGGGCGCGGTGTCGATCGAGACGGCGTCCAACACCAAGGGGACCGACCCGTGGACGGACGCCCAGATCGAGCAGCTCATCAAGCTGGGCGTGTGGCTGCACCGGCACCACGGGATCCCGCTGCGGATCTGCCGCACCCACGATGACCCCGGCTTCGGCTACCACTCCTTGTTCCCGCAGTGGTCCACCAGCGGCACGGCCTGCCCCGGCGCCGCGCGCATCCGACAGTTCCGCGAGGTCGTGTTCCCGGGCATCGTCGCCCGCGCGGCCGGCACAACCCCCGAGGAGGACGACATGCCCACCGCCGACGAGATCGCCAAGAAGGTACTCACCTATGACGGAGTGATCTCCGTGCCGGGCGCGCCGGCGACGAACCCGACGTGGACGCTGTCGAGCGTTCAGACGGAGATTCTGAAGCGGCTGGACAAGGTCGCTGCGACGGAGGCCGCGCAGACTGCGGCGATCACGAAGCTCGCGGGGCTGGTCGGCTCGGGTGTGGACACCGCGACGGTGGTCGCCGCGGTGCAGAAGGCCATCGCGGACGCGGTGGTTCGTGTGTCGGTGGACGTCACCGGCGCGGGCTCGAAGGGAGTTTGATCATGGCGAAGGAGTCCACGAAGGTCACCGCTCGTACGGTGCTGCAGACGCTGGTGGGTGTGGCGGTGGCGCTGCCGGGGATCGTGGCGGCGTCTGGGGTTCCGGAGTCGCTGCCGTGGGTGGCGGGCGCGCTGGCGGTCGCGGGCGGGTTCGCGCGGGTGATGGCGCTCCCCAGCGTGCAGGGTCTGCTGCCGGGGTGGCTGCGGACGGGTGATGGTGCGGGGGCTCGCGAGTGACGACTCCGGAGGTGTCTGTGGCGCTGGAGTTGGAGCGGCTGAGGGGGACCTGCGAGACCGGGTTCACTCGGGTGGACGGGCAGCTCGCTCTCCTGGTCCAGCGCGGTGATCAGACAGACAAGGACATCGCCGAGTTGAAGGCGGAGGTGGAGGCGCTGAAGCGTGCTCGCTGGCCTCTGCCGAGCATCGCGGCGGTGGTGTCGGTGAGCGCGCTGGGTGTGACGTTGTGGCAGGCGGCGGGGCGCTGAGCGTGGGGTGAGGGCCCCGTCCGCAGCACGCGGGCGGGGCCTTCTGCCATCCGGAGGGGCATGAGCATCACGATCAGGCTGGTAGGGGGCCCGGCCGACGGCCGGGTCATGCCGGTCATCGGAGACCAGGTGCCGCCGCTCTACCTAATCCCTATGCCGCCGCCGCTGACCGAGTTCCTATCCGACTCAACCGCCGGTCCCGCGCCCATCCCTGTGGCCGAGTACGAGCCGATCTTCAAGAGTGGCTGGCCCAGTCGCGCAGACGACGGCGCGTACTTCTACAGGCATCGCCCGACCCCAGTCACCCCCGAGGCCCGCCGCGCACTGGAAGAGGCCCGCCGCATGGCCCAGGCTGCTGAAGAGAGGCGCGCCGCTGAGCTTGACGAGGCTTGGCAGGAGATCCGCAGGGAGCGACCGCACTTCCCGTCGGAGTGGCGCGGGCTCTTCTCCTGATCCTTACGCCGCTGCCGTGACGTCCCCGCGTTGTACCCGCGCCAGCTCGGCGCACAGCCGCTCGTACTCCGCCCGCTGCTCCGCCGTCAACGGCACCTGCGGATGCGACCACAACGCCCGGATCGCCGCATTCAGCTCGGCAGCAGACCGCACCGCACCAGGGCTGGTCACAAGATCGGGGGACATGACCCCAGCGTACGCCGCCCTACGCATAAGGAAGGCCCCCACGAACATCCCTAATCCGTAAGGGCCTTACCCACGTACAGCCGTCGGCCGAAGGCGTACCGTTCCAAGTGGACGCAAGGAACGGAGACAGTATGACCCACATCGCCGACAACGGCGTGGGCGCAGAGAGCAACGGGCAGCGCCTCGCCCGCCTCCGCGCGCGCCACCGCTGGACACAACAACGCCTCGCCACCGAAGCCGGCTACTCCCTCGCTGCCGTGAAGGCTTTCGAACAGGGACGCCGCAGCCTCGACCGGCCAGCCGTCATCCTGCGCTTTGCGCAGGCCCTCGACTGCCATCCCACCGAAATCACCGGAGCCCCCTACGTGCCGCCTCACGCCGACCGCGACGGGCAAGCCGCCGTCGCCTCGGTCGCTGCCGTCCGCCGCGCACTCCTACGCCACGGACGCCCGGCCCGCCCCACCGACCAAGAAGCCGCTGCCGTCAACGTGCCCGAGCTGCGGACCCGTGTCGATGAGGCCAACCAGCACCGGCAGGCCGCGGCCCTCACCAAGTCCGGTGCGGTGCTGCCCCCGCTGGTGCGGGACCTCCAGGTCGCTGCCGAGGTCACCCACGGCGATCAACGCCGACAGGTCTTCGCGCTGCTGGCTTCGGCGTACGAGTGCGCCATGCAGTACCTGTACAAGCTCGGCCACACCAGCGATGCGACCCTTGCCACCGAACGCGTCGTGTGGGCATCGCACGAGACCGGGGATCCGCTGCGGATCCTGGCGGCCCGCTGGTACGACGCCGGGGAGTTCCTCAGTATCGGCGAGCACGACGAGGCGGGAGCCATCATCGATGACGCGCTCACCGAGCTGGGGACGATCCGCTCGCCGGGCCCGGAGGCAGTGTCGCTGCGGGGCGCGTTCCATCTGAAGGCCTCGCTGAACTTGGCGCGCGCCACGGACACGAAGGCTGCGGTCCGCCACCTGAAGCAGGCGGAGCAGGCGGCCGAGGAGCTTGGTGAGGATCGCAACGACTGGCAGATGCAGTTCGGCCCCACCAACACTGCGTTGTGGGCGGTCAGCCTGCCTGTGGAGATGGGACGCGGCCGGGATGCTGTGGCGCGCGCCGAGAAGGTTCGGCTACCCAGGGACTATTCCAGGGAGCGGCACTCGCACTTCCACATTGACCGTGGTCGCGCCTACTTCTACAACGGGCAGCGGGACTTGGCGCTGCGCGCGTTCCTGGATGCGGAGCGGCTGGCGCCGCAGGCGACGCGGGCGCACGCGGCGGTGAGGGAGACGGTCGGCACGATGATCCGCACTCGGAAGCGTGGCGAGCTGGTTGAGCTGGGTATCCGGCTCGGCGTCGTGTAGCCCCGAAGGGATACACACTGTAGTCCTTCGGTCACTTCCAGGCCTCTACGGTCAGTTGTGTGAGACGGAACACGCTGATCGTGGAGGCCTGACGCATGCCCAGCGACACCGCGAGCGCCAACGCGTTCGCCCTGCTCCCGCTCCCCGAGGTGAGCGCCCTCTCCCAGAACCAGGTGCGAGGGATCACCTGCGTGTTCGACGGCGTGGGCCTCAGCCCGGGAACGGCCGTCGACCTCGGCGAGCGGAGCCTGCGCCGCGTCGGCGGCAGGGTCAGCTGGTTCCCGCGGGCCTGCCGGCCGTGCGCTCTGAGGTGGGCGATGGACACGCTGGTGGATCACAGCCGGTTGTGTGAGCAGTGCGTGGACGACAGCAGCCTGTGTCCGGAAGGGGCGGGCTTCGTGCGTGCGGTGCGGGAGGCGCGCCGCGGCAGCGTGTTGGCTCCAGACTCCGGTGCTTGAGGTGAGCGCCGGCGGCCACCTGACGGGACCTGCACGGGTGGCCATGGGTCCGTCGCCGGATCGCCCCTGAACCGGCGACGGACCCCGCAGTAACCGGTACTCGTATGCCGTCGTTGGCGATGTGCTACCCATATGGCCTCATCGAAGGAGATGCGCCGCATGGCCGCCATCTGCCCCAACTGTCACCTGCCAGAAATGGTCGCCTACATCGTCAACGACGAAGGGACCCACCCCCTACCGTGCCTGAATCAGGAGGTGTGCGGGGTGATCGTGGCTCGCTCCACCCCATACGGGCACCTCATGGGGTCTGCGCCCTGTGCGACCAGCGACTGCCAGGGCTCCGTGCGCGACGAGTACCGGTATGACGCAAACGGACGACTTTCCCGTCTGGACCGGGTCCGGTGCCAGCTCTGCGGGACTGACAAGACAGAGGTGATCAAAGATGCCGGAAGTACGCCAGAACGTCCCCTGCCCGACCCCCGGATGCCAGGGATCGCGGGCCGACGTGTACCTCACGGATGACAACGGCAACATCCTCGCTCGCACCGGCAGCGAGCCGTGCAGCGCGTGCGGCAGCTGATGTCGATGCCTGAGTGGATCGACCCGCGGTACGAGGAGCTGGTGACGGCGTGGCGACGCGCGCAGCAGCCGGAGTCGCGTGACCCGCGGGAGCCGCAGCCGCGGCGGGACGACGAACGCCCGCCGCGGGGCTGATGGTCGGGGCCCGGCCGGCGGAGGTTGGCGGCCGGGCCCTTCACCGGACGAGGTCGGCGAGAGGGACGTCCAGGGCGTCGGCGATGAGCAGCAGGTCGGTGAGGTCTGGGGCTGTCAGCGCGTTCTCCCAGCGGCTGATGGTCTTGTGGTCGCGGTTGATGCGTTCCCCGAGGGCTAGCTGGGAGAGGCCGGCTGTGCGGCGGGCGTCGCGGATCTGTAACCCGATCTGGCGGCGGCGGTGGGGTACCCAGTCGGGGAGGGGGTCGTGCAC